CCCTAGTTTCTGTCAATTGGTTTTTGTAAATGGTAAGCAAGGCCGCGATAGCCAGAGACTTAAAGGTGACCCCTGCCCTCATCACACGATACACGGAGCAGGGGATGCCCACGTCTTCACTGGACGCGGCGCGCGATTGGTACGGGGAGAACGTCAACCGGCGCGTACGTGGGCGCCCGCCGAAGGCCGACGAGGACATTGGTGAGGCGCCGAACTACCAAGAGTCCCGTGCATGGCGTGAGGCGGCCGAGGCCGAGCTTGCGCAGATCAAAGTGCGCCGGGAGATGGGCGAGCTCATCGAGAAGGCGACTGTCCGCGCCGAGTTCGCCAAGCAGGCCGGCGCGGTGCGGGATGGCCTGCTGAACATCCCTGCGCGGCTGGCCCCGGTGCTGGCGGCAGAGACGAGCCTGGCGGCGGTGCAAACGCTGCTGGATACCGAGATTCGCGCCGTGCTGGCACAGTTTGTGGGGGAGCCGGAGTGAGGCGCTGGCTGCTGTCACTGGTCGAATGGCTTGTGCGGCCGGCCCGTCGTCGCCAACGCGATAGGCGAATGATGGCCGACTACCGTCGCGGCATGATCGAGCACATTCGACGCACGCGCGGGCTGGACCGGTAATGGGCGCCCGCGACACCTTCACCGATCCCGCCGAGTTCGTCGCGGACATCCTGCGACGGCACCTTGCTGTGCCGCCAGTTATGCGCTGCTCGGATTGGGCGGACAAGTTCCGTCGCATCGCGAAGGGGCCGGAGAAGGGCCTATGGCGCACAGACCGCACGCCATACCTGCGCGAGCCTATGAACTGCATGGACCCGGAGAACCCGGTTCAGAAGGTCGTTATGCAGTTCGCGACCCAGCTAGGGAAGTCAGAGGTCATCTACAACAGCATCTTCAAGCGGATCCACCTGTCCCCGATGGACATGATGATGGTTCAGCCGACGCTGCAGGATGCAAAGGACCACTCATCGCAGCGGTTCACGCAGACGGCTAAGCTGATGCCGCAGGTCATCTCCAGGATTGCCGAAACGAGGTCGCGCGATGAAACCAATACGCTGTTCACGAAAGAGATCGCCGACGGTTCGGCTACGCTGTTTTTCTCAGGGGCAAACTCGGCGCGCTCCCTGGCGTCCAAGCCTCTGGGTTTCGCGGCTTGTGATGAGGTCGATGGGTATCCGCTTGACGTTGATGGGGAGGGCGACCCTATCGGCCTTGTCACGGAGCGGATGTCGAACTTCCCCAACCGGAAGCTCCTCATGTGCTCGACGCCGACCACGAAGGACTTTTCTACGATCGAGGCCGAGTACCTCGCGAGCGACCGGCGCCGGTACTGGGTGCCATGCCCGCACTGCCTCGCGCTCCAGGTTCTGACGTGGGGCGCCGACAAAGAACACGGCATCAAGTACCTCAAGACCGCGGCAGGCGAGCCACGCCCGGAGACCGCCGTCTACGTCTGTGAGCACTGCGGCGCGGCGATCGAGAACCACCACAAGACCGGCATGTTGGCGGACGGCCGCTGGATCGCTGACCAGCCCGGCGCGCAAAACGGGACCGTTGCCGGGTTCCACCTGTCCAAGCTATACAGCCCTGTCGGCTGGAAGTCGTGGGAGATGCTTGTCCGTGACTGGGTGAGCGCCCGTGACGCGGCGAAGAATGGTGATGTCTCAAAGCTGAAGCGGTTCGTCAATACCTCGCTGGCCGAGACGTGGGAGGAGCAGGGCGACCGAGCCAATGAGCACGAGCTCAGGAAGCGCGCGGCCGACTTCCCACTGCGGACCGTCCGCGGCGACATGTTCGTCATGACCATCGGTGCGGACGTGCAGGGCGACCGGCTGGAGGCGTATCGCTGGGCCTGGGGTCGCGGCATGGAGCGGCAGCTAGTGGACCGAGAGGTCATCTACGGCGACCCGGCGCAGCCGGAGGTGTGGCAGAGGCTGACCGAATACAGGCGCACCCCAGTGCTCAACGTCCACGGGCGGGAGGTGCCGCTGCTCGCGACGATGATCGACTCCGGCGGCCACCACACGCAAGCGGTGTACTCGTACTGCCGCGCGTTCCAGGGGGAGCGCGTCCACGCAACGAAGGGCCAGAGCCAAGCCGGAAAGGCGATCCTCGGGCGGCCAAGCGCACAGGATGTGAACTACCGCGGCGAGAAGGCCAAGCGTGGCGTAAAGCTGTGGCCCATCGGCGCGGATACCGCAAAGGCGGAAATCTACGGTCGGCTGCGACTGGGTGTGCCGGGACCTGGCTACATCCACCTGACGCGCGAACTACCGGCCGAGGTGTTCGAGCAACTGACCGCCGAGCGGCTGGTGACTCGCTACGTGAAGGGTCACGCAAAGCTCGAATGGGTCAAGCCAGCCGGTAAGCGCAATGAAGCTTTGGATTGCGCGGTTCTGGCCTTGGCCGCCGCGCACTGGGCTGGGGTTGACCGCTGGAAAGAGGGCGACTGGAAAAAATACGAGCGCCGTGTTCAGCCACTTCCCGTGGCCGCCGAACCTGCTCCGCCAACTGAGCCGGCACCGATGCCTGCTGAAGAGCACGCGGAACAGCCTGAGCCGAAGTTACCACAACCGCCGGCAGAAGCGCCAGCCCCGGCGGAGCGTCCGGTGAAGAAGAGAGGCCGGATCCGTGGTGGATTCGGCGTTGGGAATTCTTGGAGATGACCTATGACAGCCGTTCTGATGTTTGAGATCGCGATGACGTGCATCGTAGTTGGCCTAGCGGGGTGGGGCATTTTGTGCATCGTCAGTCCGGTGACGGAACACAACAGCGTCGCTGACAGAGCCTGCGAGTACGCCGCCATTGCATCTGCGGTGGCCCTTGTCTGCGGTGTCGTCTTTATGGCTGCGGTAGCTATCTGGAGGGTGTGGCAATGATGACCGACCAACAACGCGAGGTGGCCGCCGCAGGCCAACGGAGTGCGACATGAAGTACAAGGTCAGCGAGTTGGAGGGTACGCCGTTGGACAAGGCGGTGGCTCTGGCAAATGGCTGGAAGTACATGGAGGTCAGGTCGCCGTCCATGCACGTCGATGGCTTTGGGCGAGACTTGCCTGGACGGCAAAGCGAGGATGCCTACGCTGTAGGTGTCGAATGGGTAGATGCCAATGGCAAGACGCACGGCAATGAGTTTGCCTTCCGGCCATCAAAGTCTTGGTTTCATGGCGGCCCGCTCATCGAGCGCGAAGGGATCGAACTTTGGCGAGCCGGCGACGCGCCAGCCAACGCGGCATGGCGAGCTTACTGCGATGGTCCGGCGATACCGACGGGCGACGCATGGGATGAGAAACTGCGGGCGATACAGGGTCCAACGCCGCTCGTCGCGGCCATGCGCGCCTACGTCATCAGCCGCCTAGGCGACGAGGTGGAACTGTGATCGAGAAGACCCGCCGCACAGGCGTGATCCGAACGCTGGCCGAGCGAACTGCGGTTCACCCCCGCATCCAGACCGCAGTCATCACCGCAGTGCAAAGCGTGCTGCCGGGGGTGATCGAAGAACTACTGTGGGAGATGGCCCCGCAAGGGGAGCAGTTCCGCATCTACAAGCCGAAAATCGGCAAGGAGCGCAAAGCGGCGCGGGACGATCGGATCAAGGCAGCGCTGGAGGCTGGGCAAGCAACATCCAGCATCGCGGCGCGAGAAGGAGTCAGCGCGCGGCACGTTTTCCGCATCAAGGCGCAGCTTGTGGCTGCGGTGGAGGTTGAGTGATGGACGAGACGACCGACTGGGCAAGTCTGCAATACAAGACCGTAGCGTGCCGTCTGACGCTGCGTGAGACCTATCTCGGCATGTCATTGAAGCCGGAGGTTGCGGCGCTACGTGGCGCAGCGATCTACCTTACGCCGCTTTGGCAATGCGAAGATGATGAACGTTATCCAGGCGAATGGGCACTAGGTGATGCGCGTGGGCATGACGCCTTGGGCAAGGCGGGGATAAGCTGGATTGCCAGTGGCGACGTGACCGTACTCAACAAGGGAGAGTTGTGATGGACAAGACCCTTATCGAACGGCTGGCGCGCGAGGCTGGATTGGTGACAGCGGCCGGCGCCGACGGGATACTGACGGCGAGCATCCCGGAGACCGACTTCCCGCACGAGGGGCCTACGCTGTTTGAGTTCCCTGAATCGCTGGTTCGCTTCGCTTCCGGCGTCGCAGAGGTGTGTGCGAAGGTGGTGCTATCCCGAGGGCCAGATTACACGGAAGATCGCCTGCACCAGAAGCGGCACGGGGGAGACTCCGACATCGAGGACATCGGTGCGTTCTACGCCCGCAAGGATGCGGCGGAAGCGATCCGAGCCAAGTTCAGGAGCGCGACATGACCGCCACACGAGTTGCTGCCGCTGTCGCCTTGCTCGTCTCGGGGCTCGCTCTGATGACATCCGTCCATACGCTGGATCGGCTCAAGCGCCTGCAGCCAGATGGCTTCTGGCAGCCTGCGGAGTTGCCGATTTCCGCGACGCATCAACAGATCGAGCCCGGCGTCTTCTACTCGGCACTTCCGTCGCCAGACCCAACCGTTGAGCCGCAGGGTATGCGGATCATGCGATGCAAGCGCATCAACGGCCAGTGCGAATGGATTGAGGACAAGAAGCCATGACCGCATCCATGATTGCAAGGGTCGCACTGACATGCCTCCTGGTCGGCCTGCCGACGCTAGGAATTGTCGCTGCGCTCGGTGCGGCGACACACCAGTATGACGCCATACAGAGGATCTGCATGTACGCCGCCATTGCGGCGCTAGCGGTTCTTGCCTGCGGCACCCTGCTGGGGTCTGGGGCGCTTGTTTTGGCAGTGTGGCGATGATCCGAGCCAAGTTCAGCAAGGGGTGAGGCATGACTGGATTGCTGCGACGCAGCCTAACGCCGGCCGAGGCTGGGGAGTTGGCGGCATTCAACGCAGAGGTAACCGATGCGATAGAGAGGCGCCGCGCGTGGCTTGATGGAAAGATGCACGAACTGTCCACGCTTCAGGTTGGCGATGGGATCTACGACCTAATCACCGGGTCGCGGCTCGGCACAGTGTCGGCGCTGTATCGCTACTGGCGAACACGCGACGATGGCGTGCGCGACACGACCCTATCATGTGCGTATGAGTACGAGCAGCAGCCACACGTATACCGCAATACATCAAGCCAGCCATATCTGCTGTTTGGCACACAAGAAGACGCCGAGCGCCGCTCACGCTGACAGGTTCCACCCTTAATTTGTCAGCGCCGTCCCGGAACCATCGCCCCTGGATGGTGGGGCAAGCACCTGTGACCTGTTCCATGGCCCCGCCCCAAAGGGGAAGCCATGGCTCAATTCCGCGCCGATGCATGCGGCACCACGTCCACGTCCACCGGCACGGGCGCCTTCACTCTCAGCACGACCGCCCTTGAGGGGCACAGGACGCCGCAGGCTGCGGGCGTCCAGGTCAGTGACACCTTCGCCTACCGGATCAAGCACACGACCGCCGATGAGTGGGAGGTCGGCACTGGCACCTACTCGTCTGCCAACACGC